TGTTTGCCCATAGCTTGGTATGGCTGATTTGCCCTGTGGCTGGGTTGCAAACCAATCCGCTAAACCATTTGAGTACCTTCATGGCTATTTACCTTTTTTACGCTGTTTACGCCGATTAGCAGCAACACCTGAAAAACGATGTGCGCGACGCTTTTGTGGAATAGCAGGCGCAGAGAGTTTGAGCTTCCAATTAGGAATGTGGTCGCTAACGGCTAATAAACTGAATGCGAGTAACATCTTTTTCATCTTTAATCTACTTTTGCATTAAAACCAATCCCTAGCGCGTAAACCACCGCCAAAAAGACAAACCAGCCTGCATACATCACACGGTTTGTAACGGCTAAATAGGCAATATAGGCAAATCCTAATTTGGATAACAAAAATGCAATCAATGCCAGAGTGTGTAATGTTAGTTGATTCATATGCAGGCTGCCTTTACGCTTCGTTGCGACTAAACTCGCCAGCCAGTTGCAACACAGGCAAGTCATAGCGCGATTCTTTGGGCAACGATGACACGCCGTCTTTGCACAGCCACACATAAGCCGTTACCCGATTTTTAGGCAACTTGGCCACACTCACATTGTTGCCTTGATTACCACCCAAAATCCACAAATTGCCTTGTTCGTCTTGTCCAACACAAAAGCCCACATGACCGCCACCTTGACGCGCAAACACCACCACGCAACCATAAGCAGGCGCGTTCAATCGTGTGCCTGTGTTTTGCCAGTCCAACGCTCTGTACCAATGCTGGGGCAAATCGCGCCCTGTTGTGCGAGCGCAATGGGCAACAAACGTGCCACACCACGGCGTTTCATCGTCCGTCCACCACGCTTTTAAGCTGATGAGCCAGTTGCCAATGGTGCTGTTGTGTTGTTTGCCTGCGATTTCAGTTAAGCCAATGTGTTGTCGGGCTTCGGCAAGCCAAGGGAGTTCGGTTTGATTAGACATAAAAAAATCCCCATAACGGTTAAATCGTTATGGGGATTATCGTTTCAGGCTGCCTGAAAGACTTTTAATGCGCTTTAAAAATAATACGGGCTTTTATAAAACCAGATTACTTCATTTTGGTTTCAAAAGTTTTTGCAATTTTGGCTACATCCATATTTTTAGGAACGGGCATAGTCTAAGTGTCGGCATAATCGCCGAGTATTGGCTCATTCATGAAATATTTGCCATATACAGTTCGTGCGTTGCCTGTACGTGCGGAAAATTGTTTGTTTGGTCGTGTTGTGAAACAAAAACCAAACCTGTGGTGCAGCATTGCCGTTTAATGAAACCGACCTAGAAC